AAAAATCCGAACCCTTCTCCAATCGGAAACAGGTTCGGATTTTTCTTGTTTGGTGGGCGCGGGTGGATTCGAACCACTATTCTTTCGGTCTGTCCATTCCTGCCGTGTCAAAAAATGCAGCATTCAAGCCACTTTTCGGGCACGGCACGGAACGCGCGGTGCATCGCCGGAATAGCTCGAACGTTAAAAGTGGGTTGCAAAGTGGGTTATTTTTCGGGGCACGGCGCGTACTCGGACAGCACGCCGGAGACGGCCTGCGCGGTGGCGTCATCGCGGCCGGTGACGGCGTGGGAGTACCAGCCGTAGGTGTCCATGCTCTTGCTGTGGCCCACGATGCGGCGCAGCTGGGCGGGCGGCACGGCGTCCTCGATCATGCTCACAAAGGTGTGCCGCAGCTCGTACAGGCTGACCGGCGGGTCGATGCCGTTGCAACGCTGGTAGAACTTCCAGTAGTTGTACAGGCTTTGCTGGTTGGACAGCAGAAACAACGGGTCATCATCCCGCAAGGGGCGTTCCTCTTCCTGCGTGCGCTGCTGCATCTGGGCGCGGATCTCGGCCACAGCCAGAGGGTGCAGCACCACCGTTCGGATGGCATTCTCGTTCTTGCCGCTGGTCTCTTCGTTCTGGCGGTTGATGGCCCGCCCGATGTGCACTCGGTCACCATCCAGATCGCCCACGCGCAGGCCCAGCAGTTCACCAGGGCGCAAGCCGGTCATGACCGCGATGCGGTAGGCGTGCACATTCTCATCCTGCTCCACTTTTCCACGCACAACGCGGGTGTCGGTGGACAAAAGCACCCGCAGGCTGTCCGGCTGCAGGATCTTCCGGCCCTTCAGGCGGGCACCCTTCGGCACGGTCAGGTCCTCGTCCTCCGGGCGCAGGGCTGTGTACTTGTGCTGGCGTGCCCACTTGACAAAAGCCACCTCCACGCCACGGATGCCCTGCAGCGTTTTGCGGGACAGGTTGCCCCGGCTCTTGCGTTTGCTGTCCGGATTCAGACAGCCCTCTTTATAGGAGCGGTTCAGCACGTCCTGCAGCATGCCGGTGGTCAGGTCGCCGATCCGGCGCTGTCCAATCACCGGCAAAATGTAGTTGCGCCCAAACTTCTCCACCTGCTCAATGTTGCTGGTGCCGCCCGTGGCTTTGACCGAGACCATGTACTCGGCCCACACGTCCACGCAGCGCTTTGTGGTGCTGCTGATACCCTCATCCAGCCAGGCGTCCGCCTTGCGGTTCGCTTCCCGCTGGCCGGTGCGGCCGGCCTTTGTGCTGGTAAAGGTGCGGCGCACGCCGTCCTTCTGCACCTTGATCTGCCAGCGCTGCTGATTCGGCAGCCAGACCGCCGTATTGGTTCGCAATCCCATAAAAATACACCTCCATGGGTACACTTTGACAAGCCTGCCCGGAGGTGGTACAATAACAATTGGTTGGTTTGGTATTGTTCCTCGTGAGCAAGCCATTCTTTCGCGCCCTGCCGGTTGCCGCCGGTGGGGCGTTTTTTGTTTATGCATCTTCTAGAGTATCGCTTTCGGCAAGGGCAAAAAGCTCTGCGCTCGCCTCGCCGAGTTCTGTTTTTTGAGCATCGCTCATGTATTGCAGGTACGGCACAAATGCCTGATGATATTTTTCCGCCCAGCCTTTCTTTGCCTTTGCAGTTTTCAGGCTCCTGATTTTAACGCTGTACTTCTCCGCAGTGCGGTGGATGATCTCATTCACCGCCGTATCCCGGAATGCAGGATTCTGATATTTCTTCAAATCAGCAGTTGCGCTCACTGGTGCACCATACCTTTTGCATTTTTCCAGTTCCATCAGTCGCCCAACACAAAAATCATATCGCATGAAGAATGTGGCCGGGTCTGTTGTTGTTTCAAGGATCCTTGCACTCTCTCTCGCCTGTTTCAGGAACTGCGGAGCCAGAATCTTTGCGTTTTTCCGAGAATCAACCAGATCCATCTCACCCACCCATTCAGGGTTGGGCGTATAAATTTGCTCTGCATCATCAGAATCTTCGGCATCGCCTTGCTGATACCCATCTTTGATGCCCTTTGCAGTTCCGTGAATCATACTGAAAATCAAGAGTGTAACCCAAAAGGCGACAACACCGCAAACGAAAGACATCCCGAGTCCACAAGATGCTGATGCGATAAAGAACCCAAGACATCCAATCGCAAGACTGATAAAAACAAACTTTATCGGAACGTTCAGACCAGTCTTTCCGGAGGGCATCTTTGATGCAGCTCCTCCAATCGCTCCTGCTCCACGGAAAGCGGCATCAATGCTCTTGTGTACTGTTTTATTGCCAGAATGCTTCCGGTGCCATTCTTTGCGGCCATAGGGTGAAAGTTTTTTACCCATACAATTCCTCCTCGGTTAAGTCTTCATTTTCCTTGTAATAATAGTAAGCACGCCGGACATATTCCTCCGTGGTGTCCAGGAGCTCCGCAATTTCATCGGCATCACGCCCTTGCTTCAGCAGGTCGAACAAGACTTGTTTTGGAATCGCGTGCCGGATATACCAGTGATCTGCCCGCACCTCATGCCGCTCCACAATATCAAACGGAGTGGCCATAGAATAAAATCCGCCATACAGGCAATGGCCGAGCTCATGCCCGATGCGTGCCTGCTCTTCTGCATAAGTACAGGGCTTGGAATTGTCCAGCCCGATATAACACGCCCCATTGACTTCCGTTGACATGCTGCCAATGATCGGCATTGGGTAGCGCAGGACTTCCACATGATTTTCGGCCGCAACTTTATAAAAGTCAGCCCTTGTTCCCATTTGCATCCCGCTCCTTTATGAACCGGACAAACTGCTTGACCTCTTCATACTGGGCATCCGTCACGGGGCCGCCGCCAAAGAGAGCAAACTTAATATCATCCTCCGAAACCCCACCGGCACGCCCGGCGGGGCTTTTTTGTTCGCCGATCAGGTCATTCACCGACACTCCGAAGTAGGCCGCAACCTTCGCGAGAGTATCGCCAGAAGGAACAGCCCCTGTATTCTTCCATTTCGTGACGGTCGAGTTGCTCAGACCAATTTCTTTTGCGGCACGGCTGCAGCTCACGCCCTTTTCTTGGCACAGTTCACTGTATACGTCATAAAACACAATTTTCAACGCCCCTTTTTGTGCAGAGCGCCAAATCTAACCAAATTCAGAAAATTCCATTGACTTTCTAACCAAATTCAGATATCATAGTGTCACAGTTGAATCCGGTTAGCAAACAAGCCCGGAATCAACTGAATGGCTCAGGCTAGAATTTGCGCTGGATAATTGTTAGCACCATCATCTTACCGCAAATTCTAACCAAAGTCAAGTTTTTAAGCTGAAGGAGGTTAGAATTGTATGCCTGCACAATGGACAGGTGAGCTTGTTGGAAAAATGCACAACGCCGGTGTCACCGGCAAAGAGCTGGCCGCACAGCTGGGAAAGAATCCGAAATACATTTCCCAAGTGCTGAACGGTCACTACGAGCCCAAGAAGGCAGAGCGCGAATTCAACGCTGCACTCTCCGCCATCATTGAAGGCCGTCAGGAAAAGGAGGACTGACCCATGGCAAAGAAACAGTTTCTGAAACTCCGGCGGCTAGCCGAAGATCAGGACATCACCACGGATGAGCTGGCCGCAAAGGCGTGCATCGTGCCCCGCACGCTGCGCAAGCGCTTTGCCGCGCCGGAGAGCTGCGGCACATGGAACTGGGAAGAGATCGACGGCATCTGCCGCGCGCTTCACATCCCGCAGGAGCAGATCGGAGAGTATTTCTTCCCGAAGGTTGAGAAAGGAGCATGAACATGAAGGCAAAACTTTACATCGACAGTGAGGACTCGACCATCAAGATCGAAGGTGGTCCCAGCGACGTGCTGCATCTTCTGGTGTGCGCAATCGCGCAGATTCTGAAGAGCTATTTCCCGGACGATTTTGAGCGGCAGCTGGGCTGGGTGTCTGGACTGCTCTACAACGTGATTCGTGAGCTGAAAGAGGAGGACGACGATGAAGATTAAGTCACGCGTATGGCACTGGCTGGCCGTGGCCTGCGGCAGTGTGGGTCTGGTGCTGGGCATGGGTGCCGAGGGCACCGCACAGACGGGCGGCGCGATCAATGGCAACACCTTCACCACAGCGGTGATTTTGGTACTGCTTGCAGCGCTGTTCATGAAGCTGGGCTTCCTGGCACAGGACCGCGAGGAGCGGGAAGCCAAGGGCCGCCACGGCTGTGGCAAGATTACCCGCAACCACGCCCGGAACCCGGAGTACCCGGAGAATCAGGAACGCGGAGCATGAACGATTACATCCACAACGTCATGTGGTACACCGTCTGGGATGCCAAGACCGGAGATCTGGTAGCATCCGGCACGGCGGCAATGTGCGCCCGACGGCTGGGGTATTCCAGCTCCGGCAGCTTTGCCAGCGCGGTGAGCCACTGGCTGTGCGATGGCCGCCAGCACGTCAAGTACACCATCCAGCGGGAGTACATCCCCCGCAGTGAGGTGGACAGCCTACCGCAACGCCGCAAGTACAAAAAACAAAAAGCCCGCCGGTGCTGGAACACCGACGAGCTGCAAGGGATGATGGATTCGCCAATCACATCACCCCGATAATATCACAAAATCGGAGGTTTTACAATGAAAGGAATCCTGATCGAGCCGGGCAAGGCCCCGGTGGTCACCGCCCTGCCGGACACACTGCAGGGCATCGAAGCCATGCTGGGCTGCGACTGCATGCAGGAGGTGCTGCCTCGCACCCCGGCGGTGCTGCTGTTCGGCGTTCTCGGCAAAGGGCTGAACCGCATCTATCGCGGCCATAACATCTACGGCACCATCCTCTGCTACGGCTGGCGGAACAACACCCTGCAGCCCCTGAGCAAGGATCTGCAATCTGAAATGCTGGACCGCCTGAAGGACACGGAGGTGCGGGTATGAGCACCTACATCTGCAAGTGTGGGCGGCGGGTAAAAAAGTCCACCAATGCCGACAACACCGGCAATCGTCTGGAAGGGTACGGCCCGGGCCATGAATGCTATGGTTGTCCTTATGTCCTGTCGTGGGGCAATTACGAGTGGAACGAGGAGGCCAAGAGCTTAGAGCAAAAGGCCAAAGGTTATGAATGTCGCATGAGCAAAACGCTTGCTTATGATTCCAGGTTTATCGGCTCCACCAAGGACAAATGCACCTGTTCTGTCGTCAGTCTGGATTTTGATTTTTTGGAGCAGATCAGTTCCTGGGTCAAGAAAACTTTTACATCAGGTGAGTTGACTGGGTACTTTTCTCGAGGCGAGATTCGAGCCACAGACTACTGCCACAATGGCCGCTACCAGTACACGCTGTGCTGTGCTCAAAACAAAAAGGGCATTGCAGCTAAAGCAGCATTGTTTGAACATTTCTTCAACTCGGGCGGCAGCCGCAAGGATATGACCCCGCAGCAGGAAATGGAAAAGGTTCTGGCCGACATCAAAAAGGCAACTCAGGCAAAGGAGAAACTGGAATGTACGACGATGGATTCTGCGGCCCCGTCCGAGAATGCGGACGCTTCTTCTGCGACTGGTGGTGCGCCTTTGACGACTGGAACGACCTTGATGACGAAACCTGCCCATTCAGCCCCGCAAGACAAAACCCCAACCTCCTTCCCGATGAACTCTCTTGCCGCCCCCACCTTTGATTTCTCCGCCCTGGGCGACCTGTCCGGGCAGGCTGCAGAGGCTGACCAGCAGTTCGATTTGCACTATGGCACCGCACAGGACGAGTATCTCATCTCCTGCATCTATCTGGCCCGGGTGCACGCCCTGACGGCCAAGGCTGGCCGCTATGGCGGCGGTACATGGACAAAGTGGTACGAGAGCAAGGGTTTGAGCCATGGCAGCGCCACAAAGATGGTGCAGAACGGCGACGCTTTTAAATCGTCAACTGTTGACGAATTAAAATGCCTGCCGGAGCTGACCCGCAAAGATCTGAATCTGATTGCCCGCTCTGGCTGCGCCGAGCAGCTCACCGCTACCGCCGGGGACAGCCAGCGGGTGCAGGAGCTGCTGGCCCAGATCAAGAGCAAAGACGCCCAGCTGGAGGCCGCTCACGCCGACATCTCCGGCCTGAAGGACCGTGCCACCGCCGCCGAAGCCCGGGAGGAAGAAGCATGGAGCATGGTGAGCAAGGCACAGGACGAAGCAAAGGCGGCACAAGAAAATCTTGACTACGAGGTCAGCCAGAACGACGCCCTGCACGAAGAAAAGGGGCAGCTGCTGCGGGAGTGTGAGGCGGCAAAGCAGGCCCGTGCAGAGGCCGAAGCCCGTGCCAAGGATGCTGAGAATCAGCTGGCCGGGGCCCGGCAGGTGGCCCAGGCGGCAAAGCTGCGGGGCGACAAGCTCAAGGCCGAGAACGACGCGCTGAAAAGTCAGCCCATCACCGCGGTGGTGGACGAGGAAGAGGTGGACCGCCGGGCCGGAGAAAAAGCGTACCAGATGGCGGCAGATATGACCGCCGAGCTGCAGGAAAAACTGGACGCCGTCACCGGGGACGCCGAGCAGGACGTCCGGAACGCTTACGACAGCGTCCTGCTGGCCAGCCGGGCCATGCTGAACACCTGGCAGATGGTAAAGCCGCAGTTCCGCAAGCTGCCGGAGGAGCAGCGCGAAGCCCTTGCTAACCAGATCATCCACACCATCGGCAGCATTCAAGGGGAGGTAACGAAATGTCTGTAAAGATCACGGCTCTGGAAGCCGAAAATGTCAAGCGCATCAAGGCGGTGGCCTTTACGCCGTCGCCCACCGGGCTCACCCTCGTGGGCGGCAACAACAATCAGGGCAAGACCAGTGTGCTGGACGCGCTGGCGTGGGCACTGGGCGGGGAGCGTTTCCGCCCGGATGCCGCCCAGCGGGACGGCGCAGTCGCCCCGGCGCACCTCAAGGTCACCCTGTCCAACGGGGTGGTCGTGGAGCGCAAGGGCAAGAACGCCAGCCTGACCGTCACCGATCCCACCGGACGGCGCAGCGGCCAGCAGCTACTCAACGCCTTTGTGGAGCCGCTGGCCCTCGACCTGCCCCGCTTCATGGACGCCAGCGACAAGGAAAAGGCTGACATCCTGCTGCGCATCATCGGCATTGGGGCCGAGCTGCACACCCGGGATCTGGAGATCAAGGGCCTGTACGACAAGCGCACCTTCACCGGTCAGCTGGCCGCCCAGAAAAAGCACTTTGCCGAGGAAATGATCTCCTACCCGGAAGCCCCGGACGAGCCGGTGAGCGCCTCCGAGCTCATCCGCCAGCAGCAGGACATTCTGGCCCGGAATGGCGAGAACCAGCGCCTGCGGGCCCAGTATGCAGAGCTTGAACAGCAGGTGCAGCAGTGTGTGGACGAGCTGAAGCGCACCCGGGAACGCATTGCCACACTGCAGCAGCTGGCAGATGAACTGGACGCCAAGCACACCAAGTTGTTCAATCAGCGGGAAACTGCAAGAAAGACCGTCTCCCAGCTGCAAGACGAATCCACCGCCGAGCTGGAAGCCTCCATCCGGGACATTGAGGAGACCAACCGCAAGGTGCGGGCCAACCTGGAAAAATCCCGGGCTGAGAACGAAGCCGCCCAGTACGCCAGCGAGTACGACCGCCTGACCGAATCCATCCAGCAGAAGCGTGCCGACCGCATGGCCCTGCTGAACGGGGCCGACCTGCCCCTGCCGGGCCTCAGCGTGGAGGACGGCGTCCTTACTTACAAAGGCAAGCACTGGCGGGATATGTCCGGCAGTGACCAGCTGCGGGTGGCCGCCGCCATCGTGCGCCGGCTGAACCCGGACTGCGGCTTTGTTCTGCTGGACAAGCTGGAGCAGATGGACATGACCACCCTGCAGGAGTTTTCCGCCTGGCTGGAAGCCGAGGGCCTGCAGGCCATTGCTACCCGCGTTTCCACCGGCAGTGAGTGCCAGATCATCATTGAGGACGGCATGGTCAAGGATGCCGTGCCGCCCGAAGAGAAGCCCCAGCCCCGGAGCTGGACGAAAGGAGCGTTTTAAATGAGCAAGTATGCAGTCACCAGCGGCATCCAGACCGCCCCCGTCAAAACCGTGCTGTACGGCCCGGAGGGCATCGGCAAAAGCACCTTTGCCTCCCACTTCCCGAGCCCTGTGTTCATCGACACCGAGGGCGGCACCAAGCGCCTGAACGTGGCCCGCCTGCCCCAGCCCACCAGCTGGGCCATGCTGCTGGACGAGGTGGCCGAGGTGCGCAAAGGCAACGTGCCCTGCAGCACGCTGGTCATCGACACAGCCGACTGGGCCGAGCGCCTGTGCATCCAGGCGGTGTGCGCCCGTGCCAAGGTCAACGGCATCGAAGATTTTGGCTACGGCAAGGGTTACACCTACGTCAAGGAGGAGTTCAGCAAGTTGCTGGACGCGCTGGAAGAGGTGCTCAACGCCGGGCACAATGTGGTGGTGCTGGCCCATGCCGCCATCACCAAATTCGAGCAGCCGGACGCCGTGGGCAACTACGACCGCTGGGGCATGAAAACCAGCAAGCAGGTGGCCCCGCTGCTGCAGGAGTGGTGCGATATGCTGCTGTTCGCCAACTACAAAACGGTGGTGGAAAAGGCCGGCAGCGGCCCAAACGCCAAGAACAAGGCCAGCGGCGGCAAGCGGGTGCTGTACACCACCCACCACGCCTGCTGGGACGCCAAGAACCGCTTTGACCTGCCGGAGGAGGTGCCCTTTGATTACGCCAGCATTGCCCACTGCCTGCCCGGCGGCAGCGCACCGGCAGCTACCCAGACGCCGGTGCAGCACGCCCCGGCTCCTGCCCCGCAGCCCAAACATCAGCCGGATGCCGACATCCTGCCCACCCCGCAGGCACAGCCGGAACCGCCCCGTGAAGAGGTTCCTAAGGCCCTGCTCACGCCGGATCTGGTCGCCCTGGGCGTGCCGGAAAAACTGGCTCCGCTCATGAGCGCCAACAACGTGACTCCGGAAGAGCTGCAGCATGTAGTGGGCAAGCGGGGCTACTTCCCGGAGGATATGCCCATCAAGGACTACCCCATGGATTTTGTGGAGGGCTGCCTGATCGCCGCATGGCCGCAGGTGCTGCAGATGGTTCTGGACAGCCGTGACCTGCCGTTTTAACGTACATTAAATAAAGGAGAAGCATTATGAACGAGATGAACAACGAAGGTTTCGCTTTGGGTTGGGATGACGAGTTTACCAACGAGCAGCAGGAATTCGTGCTGCTGCCGGAGGGCGAGTACCCCTTTGAAGTGACCCAGATGGAGCGTGCCCGCTATGAGGGCGGGGCCAAGCTGCCGCCCTGCTCCATGGCAAAACTGACCCTGCGCATTTATGGCGGGGCCAAGGGCGACACCACCGTGACCCACCGCCTGTACCTGCATACCAAGACCCAGGGTCTGCTGGGCGCGTTCTTTGAGAGCATCGGCCAGTGCAAGCGGGGCGAAACCTTCCGCCCCCGCTGGAACGAGGTGGTAGGTGCCAAGGGCATCTGCAAGCTGGGCGTCCGGGAGTACACCAAACAGAGCGGCCCTCACGCCGGTGAGACCGGCCAGAGCAACGAGGTGCAGCGCTTCCTGCCGCCCCCGGCACCCAAGGCGGCACCCTCGCAGGGCTGGACGCAGGGGGCATTCTGATGGGGCAGGAACTGAGACCCTACCAGCAGCTGGCCCGTGACCGCATCCACGCCGAGTGGGACGCCGGCCACACCCGCACCCTGCTGGTGCTGCCCACCGGCACCGGCAAAACCATTGTGTTTGCGTCGGTGGCTGCCGATCAGGTGCGTGCCGGCGACCGGGTGCTCATTCTGGCGCACCGGGGCGAGCTGCTGGAACAGGCTGCCGACAAGCTGCAGCGTTCCACCGGCCTTGTCAGCGCCGTGGAAAAGGCCGAATCCACCTGCCTGGACAGCTGGTTCCGGGTGGTGGTGGGCAGCGTGCAGACCCTGCAGCGCACCGCCCGGCTGGAACGCTTCCCGCAGGATTATTTCGGCACCATCATCATCGACGAGGCCCACCACGCCATCACCGACGGTTACCGCCGCATCCTGGACTACTTCAGCGGGGCCAAGGTGCTTGGCGTCACCGCCACGCCGGACCGCGGCGACATGCGCAATCTGGGCGAGGTGTTCGACAGCCTGGCCTATGAGTACAAGCTGACGGATGCCATCAAAGAGGGGTATCTGTGCAAGATCATGGCCCAGACCATCCCGCTGCAGCTGGATATTACATCCGTGACCATGAGCGGCGGCGACTACGCCGTGGGCGACCTGGGCACCGCGCTGGACCCGTATCTGGAGCAGATCGCCGCCGAGATGGCCGTGCGCTGCAAGGACCGCAAGACGGTGGTGTTCCTGCCCCTCATCAAGACGAGCCAGAAATTCCGCGACCTGCTCAACGCCCACGGCTTCCGCGCGGCGGAGGTCAACGGCCAGAGCGAGGACCGCCGGGAGGTGCTGGCCGACTTTGACGCCGGAAAGTACAACGTGCTGTGCAACTCCATGCTGCTGACCGAGGGCTGGGACTGCCCCTCCGTGGACTGCGTGGTGGTGCTGCGGCCCACCAAGGTGCGCAGCCTGTACAGCCAGATGGTGGGGCGCGGCACCCGCCTTTCCCCGGGCAAGACCGACCTGCTGTTGCTGGATTTCCTGTGGATGACCGACAAGCACGAGCTGTGCCGCCCGGCAGACCTGGTCTGTGAGGACCGCACTGTGGCCCGCCAGATGACCGAGCATCTGGCCGAGACCGGCTGCCCGGAGGACATCGAGGAGGCCGCCGCCCAGGCCAGCGAGGACGTGGTGGCCCAGCGGGAAGAAGCCCTTGCCAAGCAGTTGGAAGAGCAGCGCCGTAAAAAGGCAAAACTGGTGGACCCGCTGCAGTACGAAATGAGCATTCAGGCCGAAGATCTGGCCGGGTATGTGCCCGCCTTTGGCTGGGAGGCCGGTCCGCCCAGCGAGCAACAGACCGCCGCGCTGGAAAAGCTGGGCATCCTGCCGGACGCAGTGGAATCCGCCGGCAAGGCCGCCCTGCTGCTGGACCGCCTGAACAAGCGCCGGGACGAGGGCCTGACCACGCCCAAACAGATCCGCTGTCTGGAAAAGTACGGGTTCCAGCATGTGGGCACCTGGAGCTTTGAGGCCGCCCGCCACATGATCGATCGCATAGCGGCTCAGGGCTGGCGCGGCGTGCCCAAGGGCGTGAACCCCCGCACCTATACCCCCGCTGCGGAGCCGCCTGCTGCAGACAGTCCTTTTGATTTTGGATGGTAACGTGAATGGACAATGCGAATGAACTCAAAGAAGCGCTGGATTTTCTCAGCCCGTCCGCCCTGACCTACGACGAATGGATCCTGGTGGGCATGGGCCTGAAGGAAGCCGGCCTGCCCGTGGAAGCATGGGAACAGTGGAGCGCCCGGGACGGGGGCCGCTACCACAAAGGCGAGTGCGCCAAGAAGTGGGCCAGTTTCCACGGCGGCGGGGGCAGCCCCGTCACGGCCAGCAGTATCTTTCAGCTGGCCTATTCCAGCGGATGGAGAGGCCCTGCCGGCCATGCACTGGACTGGAACGACGACATCTCCGCCGGGACGAACCACACAGACGGCCAGCTGGTAGACCCCCGTTGGGTGGAAGCCCACGATCTCGCCCTGCCGGAACAGTGGGACCCTGTGGACCAGCTCAGGCGCTACCTGCAGGCCCTGTTTGAAGAGGACGAGTATGTGGCCTATGTCACCGAGAGTTTCATGGCCGACGACAAACGCCGCCCGGCCAAGGGCAGCTGGACCCGCACCGCCGGGCAGCTCCTTGCCGAACTGGGCACCTGCGGCGGGGATCTCGGCAAGGTGCTGGGCGACTGGGACCCGGAGGTGGGTGCCTGGATCTGCTTCAACCCCGTGGACGGCACAGGCCGCAAGGACGCCAACGTCACCGCCTACCGCTACGCCCTTGTGGAGTGCGATAACATGGAGCTGGGCAAGCAGCAGGCCATCATCAAGCAGCTGGAGCTGCCCTGCGCCGCGCTGGTGTACTCCGGCGGCAAGAGCGTCCACGCCATCGTCAAGGTGGACGCCCCGGACTATGCCGAGTACCGCAAGCGGGTGGATTACCTCTACGCTGCCTGCCAGAAAAACGGCCTGACCCTCGACCAGCAGAACCGCAACCCCAGCCGCCTGAGCCGGATGCCCGGCATCCTGCGCGGCGACAAGCGGCAGGTGCTTCTGGAGACCAATTTCGGCAAGAGCTGCTGGGACGAGTGGGTGGACTGGCTGGAAGCCGAGACCGACGACCTACCGGACACCGAGAACCTCGCCGCCGACTGGGAGCACCTGCCCCCGCTGGCAGACCCGCTCATCTTCGGGGTGCTGCGCAAAGGGCACAAGATGCTTCTGGCGGGCCCCAGCAAGGCCGGCAAGAGCTTTGCCCTCATCGAGCTGTGCATCGCCATTGCCGAGGGCAAGCCGTGGCTGGGCCAGTTCTCCTGCGCCCAGGGCAAGGTGCTGTACATCAATCTGGAGCTGGATCGGGCCTCCTGCCTGCACCGCTTCAAGGATGTGTACACCGCCATGGGCCTGCCGCCGGAGCACCTGAAAAACATTGACATCTGGAACCTGCGCGGTGCGTCCGTGCCCATGGACAAGCTGGCCCCCAAGCTCATCCGCCGGGCCCAGAAAAAGGGCTACATGGCCGTGGTGCTGGACCCCATTTATAAGGTAATCACCGGCGACGAGAACAGCGCCGACCAGATGGCCAAGTTCTGCAACCAGTTTGACCTTGTGTGCCGCGCACTGGACTGCGCCGTGATCTACTGCCACCACCACAGCAAAGGTGCCCAGGGCGGCAAGCGCAGCATGGACCGTGCGTCCGGTTCCGGCGTGTTCGCCCGTGACCCGGACGCCATGCTGGACATGACCGAGCTGACGCCCACCGACGCCATCCGGGAGCAGCTGCGCAACAAGGCAGCTTGTCGGGTCATCAAGGCCATGCTGGACAAGCGCGGCCATGCGGACGCCTACGGCCCGGACGATACCCTCAGCAAGAGCCGGATGCTGGCCGTGGCCAAGGAGTGCCTGGGCCTGGCCGACCTGCGGGCCATTGACGCCGAAGTCGCCGCCGCCCAGAAGCAGGCCGACGGCATGACTGCCTGGCGCATCGAGGGCACGCTCCGCGAGTTCGCCCGCTTTGACCCGGTGAACCTCTGGTTTGACTACCCGGTGCACAAGCCGGACAGCGGTCTGCTGGAGGATCTGCAGCCGGACAGCGACTTCCGCACTCTGGGCAACCGCGGTGCCGCTAAGCGCTGGGGCGACAAAGGCAAGGTGACCAAGGACAAAAAAGCCGAACTGGACACCGCCTTTGAAGCCTGCACCATGGACGGCGAGGTGACCGTCTATGCTCTGGCCGAATACATGGACCTAAAGCCCCGCACCGTCAAGACCCGCCTCAAAGAGGATGGCCGTTTCTGGATCGACGGAGAAAAAGTCGGCCGTAAGGAACCCGGAAGCAACGGTTAAACAAACTGTAGAATCTGATTTTACAAATTGTTGTAAAATTGCAGTGATAGCCGCTATTTTGCACGACACGAAAAACTGCAATTTTGCAGTTATAGCCGCTATGACTGCAGATTTTGCAGTGCAAAATAGCCTATATATAATAGCTAAAACTGCAACTGCAATTGTGATGGGGTCTCCCGAAGGATGGGGCGACCACAGCCCCCATCCATTCGGGGAACCCTCCCCATCACGTTGGCGAACTGAAAAAAGAAAAACGAGGTGAACCCCATGTACACGCAATTCTTTATCCCCATGCAGCCGCCCACCACCACCCACAACGCAAAGCAGCTGCACGCCTACATGAAGGGCGGCCAGCCCCACGCGGTGCTCCACGACAGCCCGGAGCTGAAAGCCACCCGTGCCAAGCTCCATGCCCATCTGGCACCTCACGCCCCGGCAAAGCCCATCCCTGCCGGCAGACCGGTGCGCCTACTGGTCAAGTGGTGCTTTCCCACCGAGGGCAAGCGCCGCAGCGGCGAGTGGCGCACCAGCAAACCCGACACCGACAACCTGGAAAAGGCCCTCAAGGATGAGATGACCCGCCTGCACTTCTGGGACGACGATGCCCAGGTGTGCAGCGAGATTGTGGAGAAGTTCTGGTCGGACCCCTGCGGTGTGTTCGTCCGGGTGGAGGAGCTGGCATGACCTACGAAGAGAAAAGACGCTGGCTCAGTCGGTACGGGGACGCTATGGTAAAGGCCAAGCACCTGCGAGATGATTTAGATGAAGCAGAACGTGATACCGGTTGTACCACGCAGCAACTGACCGGAATGCCGGGCGGCAGCGGTGATGGGCAGAGTCTGGCACGAACTGTAGAACGTATTGAACGAGCCGAGAAAGCCTTGAATGCACAGATCATGCTGTGTGATGATCTCCACGCCGAGCTTATGGCCCGACTGGAGGATGTGGACGACCCGAAGGATTACGAGGTCCTGCGGCTGAAGTATCTCCGTTTTCTGGACTGGGAACAGATCGCACAGAAGATGAGCATCTGTGTACGGCAGGTTTACCGTCATCACCGTAAAGGTGTGGATGCTTTGGAACTGTGACAGATGTCAGTAAAACGTCAGTACGACGTCAGTGACATGTCTTTGATTTCATGATAAAATAGTATCATCGCAAGAGCCCGCAGGAAAGGTTTACTCCCTTCAATCCTGCGGGCTTTGTGCTGCCCGGCTGCGACAGGGGAACACACATTTACTCACCCAACAGCCTGAATGTACCAGCCGGGCCTTTTTTGATATTTTCCGCCGTCCGCAGGGGCGGCTTTTTTCATACCCCCGGGGCCTGCAAAGACCCCCGGGGTCATTTTGTACCCCGGCCTTTCAAAACACCCCCTGCCTGCAAAAGGCCTCCTCCCCCTTGAGGAGACCGGCAGGCAGCACACCCCAAGGAGCTGCCCATGGCAAAGACTGTTGCACGCCCGGATCGGGACGGCACCCACCGGCTGGCGTTTGAACGCAACAAGAAAAAGATCTACGCCACCCAGACTGTGTGCGGCATCTGCGGCAAGCCTGTGGATTTCAGCTACAAGTTTCCGCATCCGCTTTCGCCGTGCATCGACCACATCATTCCGGTGGCCAAGGGCGGCCACCCCAGCGACCTCGCCAACCTGCAGCTGGCGCATTTCTGGTGCAACCGGCAGAAGAGCGACAAGCTGTTTACGCCTGTGGAGCAGCAGACGGAGCCGGATGCAGATGCCTCCATGGCCCTGCCGCTGAGCACCGACTGGACGGCGTACCGCAGCCGCTGAGACGGCCCGCAGCGCCGCCGGGACACGCACGCAGGGACGGGGGGCATCCCCCTCCCAGGGGGCCCTCTGACCTTCCCAGACCGTACTGTGAATATTTTCTCGTGAAAGGAGAATCCACCGCCCATGACCGACCTGAAAGGCATGGCCTATCTGCGCCGCCGCCTGAACCAGAAGCGCAGCCGAGTGCTGACCCGCTACAAGTATTACGAGATGAAGAACGCCGTAAAGGACTTTGGCAAGGTCACCCCGGATGAGTTCCGCTTTTTCAGCGAGACGCTGGGCTGGTGCGGGAAAGCTGTGGACGCTCTGGCCGACCGGCTGGTCTGGCGGGAGTTCCGGGATGATAACTTTGACCTGAACTCCATCTACCAGATGAACAACGCAGACACCCTGTTTGACAGTGCCGTGCTGTCGGCCCTCATTTCCAGCTGCTGCTTTCTGTACATCAGCCCGGACGGCAGCGGCTACCCCCGGCTGCAGGTCATCGACGGCGGCAACGCCACCGGCATCCTGGACGAGGTGACCGGCCTGCTCACGGAAGGATATGCCGTGCTGTCCCGTGACCCGGAGACGGACAAGCCCCTGCTGGAGGCCTACTTCACGGCGGACAGCACCTGGTATTACCCCGACGGCCAAAAGCCGTATCAGGTGCCAAACCTCGCACCGGCCCCGCTGCTGGTGCCCGTCGTATACCGCCCGGATGCCAAGCGGCCCTTTGGCCACAGCCGCATCTCCCGTGCCTGCATGGGCCTGCAGCAGGGTGCCCTGCGCACCCTCAAGCGCAGCGAGATCAGCGCCGAGTTCTATTCCTTCCCGCAGAAATATGTGCTGGGCAGCTCCAACGACGCCGAGCAGATGGACAAGTGGAAGGCCACCATCTCCAGTTTTCTGGAATTCACCAAGGACGAGGACGGCGACAAGCCGGTGGTGGGCCAGTTCACCCAGCAGAGCATGAGCCCCTACACCGAGCAGCTGCGCACATTTGCCGCCCTGTTTGCAGGCGAGACCGGCCTGACGCTGGATGATCTGGGCTTCGTCACCGACAACCCCTCCAGCGCCGAGGCCATCAAGTCCAGCCACGAGAGCCTGCGCCTGGCGGCCCGCAAGGCACAGCGCACCTTTGGCAGCGGCTTCCTGAACGCCGGGTATCTGGCCGCCTGCATGCGGGACGGCATCGCCTACCAGCGTCAGCAGCTCTACCTCACCCGCCCGGTGTGGGAGCCGGTGTTCGAGCCGGACGCCGCCACCCTGTCCGGCATCGGGGACGCCGTGGGCAAGATCAACACGGCCATCCCCGGTTATTTCGGTGCGGAGAACCTGCGGGACCTGACCGGCATCCGCTCCGAGAGCTGAGGAGGCACCCATGGCCGACAAGGACATTGCCCCGGAGCTGCTGGAGCGCATCCGGGCCGACTTCCGGGCGCTGCTGGGCGACGCAAAGCCCGCCGCCGACACCTACGCTGCCGCTGCGGATTACGCCGAGCTTGTGGGCAGTGCCCTGGCCGAGGCCTTCCGCCGCAACCTGACCGCCGACGCCCTGCCGGACGGCAGGCTGTACTGGAACATTGCCGACCGGGTGGTGCGCCCCCTGCTGGAAGAGGAGCACCTGCTGGTGGCGGACGCTTCCGCTGCCGTGCAGCAGGCACTGAACCAGCAGGCAAATCTCGGCATTGCCCCGCAGCGGGCCGTGCTGCCCACCGACGCTGTGGACGACCTGCTGAACAAGGTGTCCACGGCGGAGCAGTTTGCGGATGTGGCGTGGGCACTGGACGAGCCGGTGCGTACCTTCTCCCGCATGGTGGTGGACGACACCCTGAAACGCAACGTGGATTTTCAGGGCAAGGCCGGGCTGCGGCCCCGTGTCATCCGCACCGCCGAGAGCCACTGCTGCAAATGGTGCAGTGCGCTGGCCGGCACTTACGATTACCCCCGTGTGCCCAAAGACGTTTACCGCCGCCACGAGCGCTGCCGCTGCCGGGTGGAATATGACCCCGGCGAGGGCAGGCGGCAGAACGTGTGGAACAAGACGTGGACGGAGGATGAGGACGCCCGGCAGGCACGCATTCAAAAGATTCAAAACCCATCGACAAACCGAGACGATTCTGCTAAGATAGAAGCACGAAAACAGATTGGGCTGCCGCCGGTCGATTCACCTGAGATCAAGGCCATCAAGGCCGCAATGTCCGAGCAGGTGCTTAGTCTGCCGGAAACCGCACAGGAGGCTCTCCAGCAGTATACCGGCTTTACGGCGACCCGTGTGAACTTTGCCATCCGGAACGGAAAAATCACACCGCAAATCCAGGAGACCATTTCCGCATTGGATAACGCGCTGGCTTCCGGCGTGATGCCGCAGAGCGTCACCCTGTACCGGAACACAGCGCTTTCTTTTCTAGGGTTCGGGCTTCCCAAAAATCCGACCCTGCAGGATCTGCAAGACCTTGTGGATCTCACACCGGAATTTCCGATATTTATATCAACCAGTTTTCAGGATCTGCATCTTCCGGGCCGTGACACGCTGATTCAGCTGCATGTTCCGGCAGGATATAAGGGCTGCCAGTTCCTTCAGCCTGTAGCGCTTCCCAAATTCAAAAGTCAGGACGAAGTCCTGTTTGCCCGTGGGATGCAGTATCGTGTGCTGGATGTTGGTAGAAAAGACGACCGATATTTTTTAGAGATCGAGGTGCTCCAAAATGTCTAAATTTTTGCGTGAAGAGGATATCAGCATGGGGTTCCGTGCTCCACTTTACAGCGTGCCGGTCTGTATCCCGGAATGCAATGTCTGTATTCACCGGGATGGACCAGGCAAATGCAAAAAGTTAGGAACTCCCTCCGATGATCTTCGTTTCGGAAAGCGCCACGATTGCCCGGACGCCGTCCTGAATACCAGCCATTTTTTATATCCCGAATACCAAAAATTGTACCCGGAAGAGTGCAAGGTCTCTGCCAAAAAGTAAACTTTCATCCACGGAATATCCTAGTTTAACCACTGTATGCCCTCAAAAAGGCACAACAGTGGTTTTTTCATGCCGTTTTAGCTCATGTTGGCAGGGCCGTGGTCTCCAAAACCACAGGTCACTGGTTCGATTCCAGTAAACGGTGCCATCATTTTCATGCAAAGGAGGAACCCAGCCCACCATGCCGCGGACGCGAAAACAGACAGCCCCGGCAAGGCTGGGGCGTCAGACGCCCACCGCTGCCGTGGTGCTGCCCTACACCAAAACCTTCGGCCAGGACGCCATCGACCTGTACAACTCCACCGGGCGCATCGCCCAGCAGTGGCAGGAGCTGCTGCTGTATGACATCCTTGCCCGCAACGAGGAGGATCTGTGGGTGCATACCAAGTTCGGCTATGCCGTGCCCCGCCGCAACGGCAAGAACGAGATTGCCGCCATCCGGGAGCTGTACGGCCTGCAGCAGGGCGAGAGCATCCTGCACACCGCCCACCGCACCACCACCTCCCGGGCCGCCTGGGAGCGGTTGTGCCACCTGCTGGACAAGGCCAAGATCCCCTATAAATCCATTCAGGCCGTGGGCCGGGAGCACATCCAGCTGGAAGAGGGCGAGGGCCGCATCGAGTTCCGCACCCGCTCCTCCAAGGGCGGCCTGGGCGAGGGCTTTGACCTGCTGGTCATCGACGAGGCCCAGGAGTACACCGACGATCAGGCCAGTGCCCTGAAGTATGTGGTCACTGACAGCGAGAACCCGCAGACCCTGTTCTGCGGCACCCCGCCCACGCCGGTGTCCTCCGGCACGGTGTTCCTCAAAATGCGCAACGCCGCCCTGCGGGGCGACACGCAGAACACCGGCTGGGCCGAGTGGAGCGTGGAGCAGCAGACCGACCCCCACGACGTGGAGGCCTGGTATCAGACGAACCCCAGCCTCGGCACCATCTTCACCGAGCGCAGTGTGGCGGATGAGATCGGCGATGACCCCATCGACTTCAACATCCAGCGTCTGGGGCTGTGGCTTCGGTACAACCTCAAATCGGCCATCAGCCGGGCAGAGTGGGACGAACTGAAAACCGACACCCTGCCCAAGCTCACCGGCAAGCTGTATGCCGGCATCAAGTTCAGCACCGACGGCACCAGCTGTGCGCTGGCCGTTGCGTGCCGCACCAAAGACAACGCTATCTTCGTGGAAGCCATCGGCTGCCATCCTACCCGGGACGGCAGCGGGTGGCTTCTTGATTTTCTATCCAAAGCCGACCTAGCCGCCGTGGCGGTGGACGGGGCCAGCGGGCAGCAGCTTCTGGCCGACGCCATGAAGGCCGCCCACCTCAGGTCCCCCGTGCTGCCCACGGTCAAGCAGGTCATCACCGCCAACGCCGCCTTCGAGCAGGCCCTTTTTGCGCAAGCCCTGTGCCATGCCGGCCAGCCCGGCCTTGCGCAGGCTGCTTCCAACTGCGAAAAGCGGGCCATCGGCTCCAACGGCGGCTTCGGTTACCGCTCTCTGACCGAGGGCGGCCACATCGAGCTGCTGGACAGCGTGATCCTGGCCCACTGGCAGTGCGCCGAGGGCAAGGGCAAGCGCCGGCAGCGCATCCGCTATTAACAGGCCACCCGGGCCTGTTTTTTTGTTGCCATAAAGGAGGGTATTCCATGGCAGAAGCATTTGAACCCATTACCACGCAGGAGGCGTTTGAGGCCGCTGTCGCTGACAGGCTGGCCCCTTACGCCGACTACAACGACCTCAAGGCCCAGAACGAGGCCCTCGCCGGGCAGGTGGCGGAGCTGAACACCCGCTGCCAGACCTACGAGACGGACGCGCTCAAGACCCGCGTTGCCCATGAGGTGGGCCTGCCGTTCGACCTGGCGGGCCGCCTGACCGGCGCCAAGGATGAGGACATCCGCAAGGACGCCCAGAACCTGCTGCAGCTGATCAAGCCCAAGACCCCGCCCGCACCCCTGCGCGGCGACCCCGACCCCAGCGGCAGCGGCAAAAAGGCCGCCTGGCGCAGTTTCGCAAACCAGCTGATGAACAACGAGTAAAGGAGAACACATCATGGCAGATATTCTGAGCAAAGGCTCCCTGTTCCCGGAGGAGCTGATCCCCGGCTTTATCCAGAAAACCACCGGCGCGTCCGCGCTGGCCAAGCTCTGCGGCGCAACGCCCATCGCCTTCAACGGCCAGAAGGAATTCACCTTCACGCTGGACAAGGAAGTGGACATCGTGGCAGAAAACGGTGCCAAGGGCAAGGGCGGCATGACCGTGGAGCCCATCACCATCGTGCCCATCAAGATCGAGTATGGTGCACGCGTGTCCGACGAGTTCCTGTACGCTTCCGAGGACGCCCAGATGGACGCTCTGAGCGCCTTTGCGGACGGCTTTGCCAAGAAGGTGGCCAAGGGTCTGGACCTCATGGCCTTCCACGGCATCAACCCCCGCACCGGCTCTGCGTCCGGCGTCATCGGCACCAACCACTTTGACAGCAAGGTCACCCAGGCCGTGACCATTGCCGCCTCCGACAAGCCCGACACCAACGTGGAGGCCGCCATCGCCCTGGTGCAGGGCGCGGAGCGGGACGTTACCGGCATGGTGCTGGCCCCCAGCTTCAAGAGCGCTCTGGCGGCCCAGACCACTACCGACGGTGCCAAGCTGTACCCGCAGCTGGCCTGGGGCGCAAACCCCGGCGAGGTGAACGGCCTGCGGGTGGAATCCACCTCCAACCTGTCCGCCGGTTCCAGCCTGGACCGTGCGCTGGTGGGCGACTTCACCAACTGCTTCAAGTGGGGCTACGCCAAGGAGATGCCCATTGAGGTGATCCAGTACGGCAATCCCGACAACGATGCGGATCTGGGTGACCTGAAGGGCCACAACCAGGTATACCTGCGCGGTGAGGCCTACATCGGCTGGGGCATCCTGGATCCGTCCGCATTCGCCCACATCAAGGCCAACGCCTAAGGAGGACACACCATGCTGTACCGCAACAAGCGCACCGGCGCTGTGATCGAGACGCCCTGCCGCGTTTCCGGCGGGGACTGGGAGCCCGTCAAGGCAGAAAAGGCGGCCAAACCCAAGGCTGCTGCCAAGGAGAAACCGGAGGCTGCTGAATGAGCTACGCCACCGTGGAGGACATGACCGCTCTGTGGCGTCCCATGACCGCCGCCGAGCAGGCCCGGGCGTCCCCTCTGTTGGAGGTGGTGTCCGCCAGCCTGAATGTGGAAGCCGCCAGGGTGGGCAAAGACCTGCCCGCCCTCACCGCTGCAGACGAAGCCCTGGCCCTGGTGGCCAAGAGCGTCACCGTGGACGTGGTGGCCCGCACCCTGATGACCAGCACGAACCAGGAACCTCTGACCCAGTTCACCCAGGCCGCAGGCGGCTACTCGGCGTCCGGGTCCTTTCTGGTGCCCGGCGGCGGCCTGTTCATCAAAAAATCGGAGCTGGCCCGGCTGGGCCTGCGCCGCCAGCGGATGGGAGTGATCGAACCCTATGGCTCTGATTAAGGGCATCCCCGTCATCCTCTATGAGCGCACCCAGACCGGCGAGGAGGCTTTTCACGCTCCGGTTTACACCGAAACACCGGTCACGGTGGAAAATGTGCTCATCACGCCGGTGGACAATGCCGCCGTGGTCACCGACCTGCAGCTTACGGGCCGCCGGGTGGCCTACGAGCTGTGCATCCCGAAAGGCGACGCTCACCGCTGGGAGGGCTGCACCGTGGAATTTTTTGGCCAGAAATGGCGAGTGTACGGCGGTGCCTCCCAGTACATCGAGGCGCTTGTGCCTCTGGCCTGGAACAAGAAAGTGCAGGTGGAACGGATTGAGTAAGCTGCGCGTGGAACTGAACAGCGCCGGCGTTCGTGCTCTGATGCGTTCTCCGGAAATGCAGGCCGTGCTCAAAGCCCGTGCGGACACCGTGAAGAACCGCTGCGGCGACGGGTATGAGGCCTATGTGGCCCAGACCCGTGCAGTCGCTGTGGTGGAGACTGTTTCTCAGAAGGCCTACAATGATAACTCTGCCAACAACACCCTGCTGAAAGCTGTCTCTTCGAGCCGCAGCGGCACCGTGGTACATGAGCATAAGCGCCACCTGAAAGACGGCAGAGTAATCACCGTGAGGAGCTACCAGCGAAAGAAATGATCGAAGAAATCATCCTGAATTACCTGCGGGAAAACGGTTTCCCCTGCTTTATGTCCGTGCCGGAGAACCCCTCCGACAATTTTTGTGTCCTGGAAAAGACCGGCTCCGGCTGCGACGAGGGCATTTACACCGCCACGCTGGCAGTGCAGTCCTACGGCGGCACAGACTATGAGGCCGCCCGGCTGAACCACCGGGTGGTGCAGGCCATGCAGGCCGCCGACACCCTGCCGGAGGTGATTTCCTGCAGGCCGGTCACCGACTACAATTTCCCGGACACCACCCGCAAACGGCCCCGCTACCAGGCCGTTTTTTCTATCACTCATTACTGACCTGTGAAAGGAGAACTACACATGGCAGACGCAACCAAAGTAACCGCCGCCAAGCCCAAAGTGGGCGGTGCCATCTGGCGTGCCCCGCTGGGCACCCCGCTGCCCACCGACGCCAAGACCGAACTGGACAAGGCTTTTAAGTGCCTGGGCTACGCCTCCGAGGACGGCGTGACCAACAGCAACTCACCCTCCAGCGAGAACACCAACGCCTGGGGCGGCGACACCGTGCTGACCCAGCAGACCGAGAAGCCCGACACCTTCCAGTACACCCTGCTGGAGGCCCTGAACGTGGAGGTGCTCAAGTCCGTGTACGGCGACGACAACGTCACCGGCACGCTGGACACCGGCATCACGGTCAAGGCAAACTCCTCCGAGCAGAAGGACTGCAGCTGGGTCATTGAGATGGTGATGAAGAACAAGGCGGTCAAGCGCATCGTCATCCCGGATGCCGCCGTCACCGCCGTGGGCGATATCACCTACGCCAAGAGCGCCGTGGGTTACAACACCACCCTGACCGCCGTGCCGGATGCCCAGGGCAACACCCATTACGAGTACATTCTGGGCGGCACTGCTGCCGCCCAGGCCGCTGCCAAGACCAAGGAGGTGCAGGCATGATCACTGCAAAAACGAACGACGGCTTTGAAATCGAGATGGACGAGGACGCACTGGACGACGCCGAGCTGCTGGACGCCTTGGGCGGCATGCAGGACGGCAACGTCTTTGATATGAGCCACCTGACCCTGCGCCTGCTGGGCAAGGAGGGCCGGAAGAAGCTGTACAACCACCTGCGCACCCCGGACGGCCGCGTGCCGGTGGCCAAGGTGGCGGACGCTCTGGGTGAGCTGATGAACAGCTTCACAGCCGGAAAAAACTCTGCATCCTCGCCGAACTGATCGCATCGGACGAGGACGCCCTGATCTGCGATTTTGCCCAGTATTACCATGTACTGGACTGGCGCGTCCTGCCGCTGCGTCTGGCCGCCACCCTGGCCGCAGGCCTGCCGGAAACAAGCCGCAGCCTGCGCAAGGCGGCAGGCCGCGCGGTGGACTTTGAGACGGAACTGCTGGCCTATGCCGCCGACCGCCTGACCCAGGTGCTTTGGTGGCTGCACAACGACATGTCCAAGCCGCCCTCCGTGCTGGCCGACCTGCGCGGCGAGGCGGACACCAGCAACGTGCAGTGCTACGCCAGCGCAGAAGAATTTGACGCCGCCCTTGCGGCGCTGAAAGGAGGTTGACACCATGGCGGACGGAATCGAACTGGGCAAGGCGTATGTCCAGATCGTGCCCTCGGCGCAGGGCATCAAAAGCGCCCTGACCGAGATGTTTGACGAAGAGACCGAAGGCCTTGGCGAGCAGACCGGGCAGAGCATCGGTCAGGAACTCATCGGCACCCTGAAGAAAGTGATCGCGGCGGCCGGCATCGGCAAGATCATCTCGGATTCCATCAACATGGGCGGTGCCCTGCAGCAGAGCCTTGGCGGCGTGGAAACGCTGTTCAAGGACAGTGCCGACACGGTCAAGGAGTACGCCGCGCAGGCATACCGGACCGTGGGGCTTTCTGCCAACGACTACATGGAGCAGACCACCAGCTTTGCGGCCAGCCTGCTGTCCAGCGTCAGCCAGGACACCAACGCCGCCGCCCAGCTTGCCAACATGGCCATGGTGGATATGGCCGACAACGCCAACAAGATGGGCACGGATATGCAGGATATCCAGAACGCCTATCAGGGCTTTGCCAAGCAGAATTACACCATGCTGGATAACCTCAAGCTCGGCTACGGCGGCACCCAGGCCGAGATGCAGCGGCTGCTGAACGACGCCACCAAGATCTCCGGCGTGAAGTATGACCTCGGAAATCTGGCCGACATGTACAGCGCCATCCACATCATCCAGCAGGAAATGGACATCACCGGCACTACCGCAAGGGAAGCAGCCACCACCCTGACCGGCAGCTTTGCCGCCATGAAGGCGGCTGCGGAAAACGTGATGGGCAACTGGTCCACCGGCGCAGACCTCACCGAGCCGCTGCAGGCGCTGGCCGACACGGCACAGACCTTTCTTGTGGATAACCTGCTGCCCATGATCGGCAATGTACTGGCAGGCATTCCGGAAATCGTTTACAGCCTTGTGCCGGAGCTCCTGCAGACCGGCACCGAGCTGCTCAGCTCCCTGGCACAGGGCTTCACCGAGGGCATCCCGGAGTTCTTCTCCACTGCTCTTCCGCAGCTGCTGGCCTTTACGGACCAGCTGCGGGACAACGCGGCCAGCTTTGTGGACGCCGGTCTGAACCTTATCACCCAGCTGCTCAACGGTCTGATCGCCGGTCTGCCGGACCTGATCGCCTATGTGCCGGATATCATCATCAACATCTGCGGCATCATCAACGACAACATGCCCAAGATCCTCGGCGAGGGCGTGGCCATCATCGTGCAGCTGGTCGTGGGCATCGTCAAGGCGGTGCCGGATCTGCTGGCCAACTGGAAGAAGATCCTGCAGGCCGTGTTGTCGGTGATCTCGGCTATTAACTGGCTGAACATCGGCAAGAACATCCTCACCGGCGTGGCAAACGGCGTCAAGAGCATGGGCACAAGCATGCTGAACGCCTTCAAGGGCGGCTTTTCCAGTGCGCTTGCCTGGATCAAGAGCCTGCCCTCGCAGGCGGTGCAGTGGGGCAAGAACCTTATCCAGAGCTTTATCAACGGCCTCACCGGCAAAGGCGGTGCGGTTGGTGCAGGAGCCATCGCAGCCACCGCCGGTGCCACCATTGCTAAAACCGCCAGCGGGAACGACTGGTCCTCCGTCTGGGCGGACGCCAACGCCGACGTGGCCGACAGCGCCCAGTCCATGGCGGAGGCGGTCGTCCCGGCCTATACCAAGTCCGGGGACGCCGCCACCAAGGCGGCCAAAAAGACCAAGGCCGCCGCACAGGCCGCCGAGACCCTGCTGTGGTCCCTGCAGGACGCAGGCCACACCGACACCACCAACGCCCTGGGCAAGGTGACCATCCAGACCACCGAGCTCACCGAGCACCTGCGCAAGGGCAGCGAGGAGTATGACCGGCTGACCCGCACCGTGACCGAATCCGGTAAGGAAATGGTCAACGGTGTGGCCAAGAACTACAAGACCGTCACCAAGTATGTGACCGAAAACGGCAAGACCACCGCCCAGACCCAGAAGGTCTACGAGGAAATTGCCGCCACTGTAGCCAAGACCGTTACGTCTACAACGGATTCCGTCGTCAACGGCATTGCCACCAGCACCAAGACCATCACCGAGACCCTGACTGACAAAACCACGACCCAGAAGCAGGTCATCACCGAGACCTACAACGACATCGTGGACGGGGCGCTTGTCACGGTGGAGCGGGTCAAGACCATTGCCGCCGACGGTGTCCCGCAGATCAACGAGGAGATCAAGAAAGCCTCTGCCAATAGCTTTGACGGCCTTGTCAAGGGCTGGCAGGACGAGGCCGACAAGGGCGTGGTGGGCACCTTCAGCACGCTGGTGAACGCTGTGAAGAAGCAGGACTGGCAGTCTGTCGGCGAATGGGTGCTGTCCACCCTGTACAACGGCCTTGCTCCGCAGGCAAAGCAGCTCATTGACGACTTCGGCAAGAACCTGATCCAGCAGGTCAACGGCTTGCTGGGCAAGGGGGTCAGTGCCGTCTCCAACGGCCTGTGGGATATGGGCGGCGACCTTGCCAAGGGCCTGACCAGCGGTTTTGCGGACGTGATCACGCAGGCGCAGGGCCTTGGCTCCACCCTCACCGGCATCTTTCAGGGTCTGAAAGGTCCGCTCACTGCGGCTGCCGCTGCCATCAGCACCGGCCTGAAGGGCGGACTGATCTCCAGCTTCCCGGAGATTCTGGCCTCCATGGGCACCCTGATCGGTTCCATCGGCAGCGCCTTTGTGGGCATGCTGGAAGCCGTCGCGGCGGCACTGTTCCCCACCGGATTCGGTGCCCCGCAGGCGCTGCTCATGATCGCGGCAGGCGTGGCCCTGACCGCCGCCATTGCGGCCATCGTGGCCGGCGTCGGCGGCGCGTTCAAGCGCAAGACCACCCCCGGCATCTCCGGCGGCACTTCCGGCAGCAGCACGACCTCCACGGCATCCGGCTCCCTGTGGGATTACGAGAAGCGTGCTCCGCTGCCACAGCGCACCCAGCGGCCCAACATCGAGGTCAACCAGTACATTTATTCCAAGGCGCAGACGGCTGCCGACCTGATGCGTGAGGCACAGTACGAGCAGGAAAGGGCGGTGCTGCAGGGTGTTTGACGCGATTTTCAAGGCCAGCAACGGCCTGACCTTTTCCTTTGGCTACAAGGCGGGCGTGCTGTGGAGCATCACCCCGCTGGGTGACCTGCCCGTGGATCTGGAGACCAGCCAGGGTTACCAGCAAGTGGGTGCCACCGTGGAGAGCCGGAGCATTTCCGGCGTGACCCGCACGGTCACCGGGCGCATCCTGCGCAATCAGGACTACTGCAAGCGACAATTGCGGGATGTGTTTGCCCCCTACGTCACCGGCCGTTTAACCGTGGCCGGGGCCTACTGGTGCGACGCCGAGGTGCAGCGCACCCCGGACATCAGCGTGTCCGGCCTGTGGCCCACCTTCTCGTTTCAGCTCTACTGCCCGGACCCTTACTGGCACAGCGTGAAGGAGCTCACCGTCTCGACCTTGAGCGTAACACCCACCTTCCGCCTGCCGGTGTGCTACGATGTGCACAGCTACGGCGTGCGGGAACAGGCCAACTACCTCCGCATCGCCAACACCGGGCTGGACACCCAGGACTGGCAGCTGACGTTGGAGGCCCGCGGCCCGGTGGTAAACCCCGGCGTCAAGGACCCGGAGACCGGCGAGTTCCTGCGCTTTGTCACCACCCTGCAGGACGGCGACAAGCTCCGGCTGTACCGCGAGAGCGGCCAGCTGAAACTGGAACAGATCATCGACGGCACCGGCTACAACATCATGTCCACGCTGGACGGGAGCAGCAACCTGTGGACTTTGCGCCACGGGACGCAGGCATGGCAGCGCACAGCGGATTCCGGCACGGAATGGCTGTTCCTGACCCTGACCTGCAGCACGGCGTTCTCCACCGTGGTCCTGGAGGTGGGCGGCAATGGCTGAACGGACAAGCGCCCTGACCGCAGGCGGCCACAAGAGCATCTGCGTCTACGACGGCCAGCTGAACCTGCTGGCCCGGCTGGAAAGCTGGGTGTCGCTGGTCTGGCCGGAGCGCTACAACGTGTACAGCGGGGTGCAGGGTGCGCAGCTGGAGCTGCACGCCTCCACCGACCTGCAGGCGCTGTGCCGCCCGGACCGGTACCTCTGGCTCACCGGCTCCGACCGCATCATGCGCATCTGCTCGGCGCAGACCGACCGCTCCGAACACAAGCTCGTGATCTCGGCCAGGGACGCCGCCTGCATCCTGGACGAGCGCATCAGCACCCAGACCCTGAGCGGTTTTGCGGTGGAAAGCACCCTGCGCAGCCTTGTGTCCGGTGCGGCTGCATGGCCGGGGCTGGAGCTGGGCGTGCTTGCAGATCTTGCTGACGCCTACACCGGCGAGATCAAGCCCGGCAGCCTGCTCAGCATCGCCGAACAGGTGTGTCAGGAACTGGACATCGGCTTCCGGGTGCGGTTCGACCAGCAGGCCAAAAAGCTGCTGTTTGAGCTGTACCGGCCCAAGCTGGATTCCAACGCCCGGTACGCCCCGCAGTACGGCAACCTGACCGGCCTGACCTACACTGAGAGCATCACCGACTACAAGAACATCGTGACCGTGGCGGGCGCGGACGGCACCGTCACCGTGGGTGCCACCGGCAACACCGGCTCTGCCCGGCGGGAACTGTATCTGGACGCCACCTCTAAAAAGAAGAAGGACGGCCAGAGCCAGGAGGACTATCTGGCCGCGCTGCGGGCGCTGGGAGAACAGGAACTGGCCAAGCACACCCGCATCGAGAACTTCCGCTTTACCCCGACCGGAACGGTCACGGTGGGCAAGGTGGTGGCCGCCAGCCTGCCCGGCACCGATATTCAGGCGGCGGCCCGCATCACCAGCGTGACCCTGAGTTCCCAGTTTTTTAATGATACGGCGACCACCGAGATCGGCACACCGATCCTCAGGAGGAAACCATGAGCATTATCACTTACCCGCTGAACGGCGTGACCTACGACGCCGAGGACGTGAGCACCTATCTGTGCACCCGCACCTCCGGCGTCTACTCTAAGGACACGAACTACGCCGTCAGCGTCACCGGCGCGCGGCAGATCACCGTGGCCCCCGGCCTTGCGTGGGTCAACTACGACGACTTCAAGGGCGTCTCCGCCTGCAGCCGGGAAGCGGTCGCCCTGACCGTCCCGGACGCCGACAGCACCCTTTCCCGCATCGACCGGGTGGTGCTGCAGTTCGACACTGCCGCGAACCTGACGGCGGTCAAGCTCAAGACCGGCACCCCTGCCGCCGCCCCGGAGCCGCCCGACATCCTGCAGAACCACAACCAGTACGAGCTGGGCCTGTGCACCGTGTCGGTGCCTGCCGGTTCCTCGGTCGTCACCGCCGCAGACATCACCGACACCCGGGCCGACGAGGCCGTCTGCGGCGTCATGAGGGACGGCGTGACCGGCATCCCCACAGCGCAGCTGGTGGAGCAGTGGCAGGCGGCCCAGGCCGCCCAGATGGCCCAGGGCACCGAAAAGCTGGACCGCCTGGAACAGAGCATCCGGGACCTGGACAACGGCAGCTTTTACACTAAGCAGGAGGCCGACCGGAAGTTCGGCACGCCTTACAGCCTGCCTGCCGCCACAGCAGACCAGCTGGGCGGCGTAAAAGTAGGGGATTATCTGGACATCGCCCCGGACGGCACCCTCAGCGCCAAAACGCTCAATGACAAGATCGCTGCCGCCGTGGCGGTAAAGTCGGAGCCCCGGCTGGTGTGGAACACTACGGTGACTGCCGCTGCCTCGAACCACAATATGATTCGGTCTTACGACATCCAGATTCCCGATGGCGTGGATTATGTGCATATCAAATCTAAATCGGAACGCGGCGATGGTACCGAAGTCGATATTGCACGCGGCGGGTCGACTTATCACAACCTTGACGCTTCCGCCGTCGCTACTTACTCCACAACTACGTTCCGGTCGGAGGGTACTCTGCACTTTCAGTTTGAAAAGTCAACAAATGCGAGTATCACTTTTTGGGTCACCGGCTACCACTACCCCACCTTGGCAGAGCTGGTGGCGGAGACCCAGGCCGCGCAGGCGGACACGGACGCCCTGGCGGTAGATCAGGAATACCGCGTCGCTATGCTGGAGCTGGGGCTGACCGACGACACCACCACTGACACCACCACATAAGGAGGTAAACCTATGTTGTATCGTACCTGTAAACGCCTGATCGAACGCGGCCAGACCGCTGGCCTTGCGGAAAAAATTGATGTTTTTTACGCCCTCGGCCGCATCACCGAAGCCGAGTACAAAGAGCTGACCGAGCTGCTGGAGACCAAGACCGGCAGCAAGAGCGAGGAGTGAACCTATGGCAATCAAAGAGTACAGTCTTGCCAAAGACGGCGCTAAACAGCTATCCCCGGCCTTTAAGGTGCGGGAGTTCCGGTGCCGGGACGGCAGCGACGCTATCATGATCGACCAGACCCTCGTGGTGCTGCTGCAGGCCATCCGGGAGCATTTTAACAAGCCCATCACGATCACCAGCGGCTACCGCACCGGAACCCACAACACCGCCGTCGGCGGCTCCAGATCCAGCCAGCACCTGCTGGGCAAGGCGGCGGACATCCAGGTGGCGGACACCACCGTGGAGGCCGTGGCCGCCTACGCCGAGAGCCTGATGCCGGACTGGGGCGGCGTGGGCCGCTACCCGGTCAAGGCCGGACGCGCCAAGGGCTGGGTGCATGTGGACACCCGCGCCAAAAAGAGCAGATGGACGCTGTGAGGGGGTGAGACCAATGGAGAGCGTTATCGCTGCCCTCATCACGGGTGCCATCACGCTGATCGGCGTGATGATCGCCAACAGCCGCAGTCAGGCCGTCACCGACACCAAGCTGGAAGAGCTGACCCGTGAGGTGCGGGAGCACAACAACTTCGCCCGCCGCGTGCCGATTTTAGAAGAGCAGATGAAGGTGGCCAACCACCGCATCGCAGATTTAGAAGCTAACGAACACGAAAGAGAAAGGAACTAACTATGAATAACCTGAACAACAAGATCTCCGCCGGTACCATCGCACGCACCGCCTGCCTGCTGCTGGCCTTGACCAACCAGATTCTCAGCGCCTGCGGCAAGCCCGTGCTGCCCATCGAGAGCGCCACCGTGGAGCAGCTGGTCACCGCTGGCATCACCACCGTGGCCGCGCTGATTGCCTGGTGGAAGAACAACAGCTTCACCACCGCCGCGCTGGAGGCCGACAAGACCTATGACCGGCTGAAGATCCAGATCGGCAAGTAA